CCCGTGCGATGCGCTGCACCGGATCGAGACGCGGCGCGGCGGGCGCATGGAAATGTTCCGGCAAACCGTCGATCTGCTCGACGTTGAAGACGGTGTAGGCTTTGAGAAAGGGGATATCGCGTTCGGACTCTTCGCCCGACTCCGCATCCGTTTCGCTGCGTGTGACCTTCGAAGCAAAGACAACCTGACTGCCCGCTCGCCTTTGCGAACCGCGCCGCCAAGCTCAAGCGCCTGTTTGAAGGTCATCCAGATGGGCGCGGCATAGCCCCGCTCCATCGCCGCACCCCAAAGCATGAGGACATTGATGCCCTGATAGGGAACGCCGTTGCCGCGCAACGGACGGGTTATCCGTCCAGCAGCATGCTCTGCATTCCACGGCTTGTGCCAAGGCCTGACACCCTGCTCCAAACAGGCCACGATCTGCGCCGTAACGCGCTCATAGATATCTGTCTTCACTGCCTTCTTCCTCAGTCTAAAAAAGGGTTGCGCATGCAACCCTGCTAGCCCGAGCGGCAATGAGCGGCGGGAATGCTGTCAGGGACTGAAAGCCGGAAAAGTGGTGCGGGCCGGAGCGCAGCGACTACCCGGTTTTCCGGCTTTCACGCTTGCGCCCGGTCCTTGACGGCAGGGGGCGTCAGGCCCCGAAAATTTCTGAAACAAAGCCGGCCGAAAAGCCGTCCAAAATTGCGTGAGGGACAGTCACCCGAAGGCCGAGACTACAGGCTCGGGGAGGCGCCAGCCGAGTATGGCCCGACGGGCGAAGCCCGGCACGCCAGAGCTGAAGTTCATTTCGAGGACGAAGAGCTTCCGGCGAAAAATTGCCCCCCGAAACTCTCGCCGTGATCCTTCGATGAGCACTCTGGCCAGGATGTGTCGGGAGAGCCGTCCTATCCGTCGATCACCAAGGCAAGACCGCATGCGTAGGTATGCAGGATTGAGTGCAAACTGGCTCGCGGGCTGACGACGAGCGGACCAACGTCAGGCGCGATCCAGACGCGGTACAATGGACATTGAAGGTGCCGACCATGGATGATGAAGAGAAAGAAACAGATCAACGCGCGGAGCACAGCCCGAAACCATTCTTCTCCAATCCGGGCGTTCGCCGGGAGAACTCCATGGAATCGACCGCTGCTCCTGTAACAAGGCAATCGCAGGCGAACCCCATGCGGTTCTTTGAGACGGCGCGGGCGACGCGGAAGCCAAACCGTTTAGACAAAGCGTGGGAAGAAGTGGCGGTCGTTTGCACGCCCATGCAGGAGAAAGCCACGGGCCGGGTGCCTAGCCCCGAAGAGGTGAAAGCAGCCGCCGCGGACGTCAGGGCAATCCTGGCAAGGCATTTCCCCGAGGGTCCGAAGGGGGCAGCACGTGCACACCGGCAGTTCGTCCGCTGGCTTGGAAACTGGCCCGACGCCCAGCAAACGCCCGGGACCGCCCGCTGGTCAGCCGCATTCCGTGACATCGGCGGGCTCGAACGAGACCCTGCGAAACCGAATTACCTGGCCGAGGTAAGCCCGGTCGGCGGAATTGATTTCACGCATATAAGTCGCGGCCTCGACCTGCGCGATCGCATTGCGACACACGCGAAAGAAAAAATATGGTCTTCGCTCGCCTGGAGCACAACGCAGGGCGGAGGCCTTGTCCTCTCCAAGAGTGGGCAGCCAATCGCCCGTCTGCAGCCGGATCGCAGCGAAAACGCCGGCCACGCCGGAGCGGATGAGAAATCATATCGAGCGGTCACAAGGGGTGCAGACAACGCGGCCGCCTTCCGCACAATACATGAAGGCAAGGCCTTCCTTGAAAACTGGGCGATGGGAGAGTCCCACGATACATCGCGCTCGGCTGAGGCCTCGGAAAAGGAACAGCACGAGGGCCGCAGCCTCGAAAGAGGATCGAGAGATGACCGCAGCCGATAGTGCCGCCATCCGTGTTTTAGGAAGCGTCAAACTACGCGGCTTCGATATCCACTTCGAATGCGTCCAGGTGGAATCAAGCTCAAGCGTGACGCATGTGTGTCCGTGCAGAAGCGCAAAGATCGTTGACCTGCCGTGTCAGGTCGCCCTGTGTGCGGAACCAGGCGACCAGATCCTTGTCGATAAGGACAAACTCTTTCTCCGCACCAGATACGGCACCCTTGAACCGGATCGACCATGATACTTATAGTTTATCATAAATAAGATGGGTGAATACCTTGGTATACGCTGATCGTCGTGCTGCATACACGAGGTAGGAGGCGTACCGAATCCGCTTTGCCGCGGCTGTTCCTGTCGGTATGCGTATTGATCACGAGAATGTGATCAATAATCTTCGCAGATCATCAATATTTGCCCACGGGCACGTATAAATATACATGCAGACCTGATTAGTCTGTCAGTTTTCTAATGTTGGAGAGCTGCACAGAAGAGAAAGGAATTTCAATGATAGCTTTGTATCACGCAATAATTGCCGTTATCTACGCTTTGATTGCTTTGTATTACTTTATGCATTAAAAAACAAGGCGACGCTTAGACGTCGCCTTGTTTCACCGCAGGACAGTCCCTTTTGAGAAACGTCTTCGATCAATACTCGCAGCCCGAAAATCGCGTCACCCACGCGTTCATGACGGCAATCAACGAAGATCGGCATCTGCTCGGCCTGTTTTTGCGTGAGCTTGTAAAAGTGAAGCCGCCCGTTGACCCGCGCAAGCTGTCCGTTTTGGAGCAGCAGTATCCGGGAGAGGACGAGTTAAGCGAAGACGAGATTGAGCGGCAAGGCATTCCCGACGGCTGGATATTCGACGACGAAGGATGGTGCGTGTTCATCGAAACCAAGGTGCTGGCAAAACTTGGTGCCGATCAAATCAACCGCCATCGCGGCACCGCGCGACGCCGTGGCTTTGACGATGTTGTGCCGGTTGCAATTGCCCCGCTCCCTCTGCTCCCGACATCCGTCCCCGTAGACACTGTGCTCCTGGAATGGCGGGACGTGTACGCGTGGCTTCGTAAGCACAGCGCTGGCAGCGCGTGGGCCGCTCGGGCCGCGGAATATCTGGAGATTGCCGAGGCAAAACTGATTGACACCAAGCAATTCGTGGAGGGCACCTTGACCAGATTCTCAGGCTTTCACTTTGGCACCGATCATCCCTTCACGTATCTCGAAGGCAAGCGCGTTCTCGAATTGGCGCTGGGTGAGCTGAGAGGCAGGCACGATCTCGTTAAGCATCTCGGGATGAACCCGAAAGCGCCCGGCCGCGCGGCCATCACCGGACGCCATGGTCAGGGCGTCTGGGATTTTCTCTCCCTCGCATCGGGTTCGGGAGAAACAAATTTCACCAAACATCCGCATTTGACTTTGAACGTCTCATCTCAAGCGGTCGAGGCGATGGTGACCGTGCCGCACGGCGTGAACAACGTCATGCGGCGAAACATCGTCAGTCTGGGCGAAGATGGATTTCGGGCCGTGGCGGCGAATATCGTCAAGGACCTGAAGCCCCTCCTTCACGACCATAAGGGTGCGGCACCCTGGTTCAGGGGCTTGCAGCGGCGTTATCCTTCGCAGAGAGCCGCGCCGTTCATCGATGCAACGATTGATTTCGACTTGCGCACGGCGGTTCCGTCCGATCCGGGTTTCCCCAAGACCCAGCCGCAATGGCTGTCAGCGGCATACGGCTCCTTCGTCCAAAAAGAAGGCTCGAACTACCAGATTCAGATGGGCGTGGCGTTCCGCTACGAACGCTGCCCCGAGCTTCAAGAGTCCGGCGCGATCGACCTGCTGGCGTCCTCCTGGCTCGGCTGCAAGCCCCTCATTGACTTGGCGCGGTCCGCCGTGTAACGATTTTTCGTGAGAATTGCCTGTAGTTACGATTTTTCATGACTTGTTACGATTTTTCATGCTACGATGTCTCTGGAATCAAATTTCACGCCCAAGAACGAATTTTCATGGAAAAAGCCACCCAGTACGATTTTTCAGGCCCAGTTACGATTTTTCATGAGCAGAGGCTCCCGGAAGCGGCCACCCCAGCCGGTTACGCCACTCTCATCGACGGCCTTCACCTGCGCGTGCCGCTACCGCGCACGCTGTCAGCCACAGGGCCGCGCCACAAGCAATACCAGCAAGACGGCTGGCATATCTTCACGCCTCGCCACGCGCCCACTGCCGACCTGGATGGGCAGCTAACCTTCGCCCTCAAATACGAAGGGCTCGATCTCGGCGTCCTGAAAGCGCTCTTCCGCGCGACCGGCCCCGCGCCCATCGAAGCGATGGTTCGCGCCACGCCGACAGGCACCTATGCGAGACGCGCCTGGTTCCTCTACGAATGGCTGCTCGGCAGCAAACTCGATCTGCCCGACGCTGATAAAGGAGCCTATGCCTCCGTCGTCGATCCGGATCAGCAATGGGCGGGTCCCGGAAAGACATCCCATCGCCACCGCGTCAAAAACAATCTGCCGGGAACGCCGGCCTTCTGTCCCATGATCGCGTGGACGGACACGCTGCGCGCGCTCACCGCGCGCGACCTGCACGCGCGCGCACGCGCGGTCGTCGCCAATGTGCCGGCCGACCTGCTGGCGCGCACGGCCGCCTTCCTCCTGCTCAAAGACTCAAGATCAAGTTTCGCGATCGAGAACGAGAACCCGCCCCACGACCGCATTCAGCGCTGGGGGCGCGCCATCGGCGAAGCCGGACGCCGTCCGATCGATCTCGACGAGCTGCTGCGGCTGCAGCGCATTGTCATCGGCGACGACCGCTTCGTGCGGCTGGGCCTCCGCGAGGATGGCGGCTTTGTCGGTGAGCACGATCGCGATACGCGCATGCCGATCCCCGATCATATCAGCGCCCGCCCCGAGGATTTGCGATCCCTGATCGACGGCCTGATCGCGTTCGACCGCGCTGCAGCCCCGCATCTCGATCCGGTCCTTGCCGCCGCGGCGCTCGCCTTTGGCTTCGTCTACATCCACCCGTTCGCGGACGGCAACGGCAGGCTGCACCGCTACCTGATCCATCACGTCCTGGCGGAACGCGGATTCAATCCTCCCGGCGTGGTGTTCCCGGTGTCGGCGGCGATCCTGGACCGCATCGACGATTACAGGCGCACGCTTGAGACCTATTCGGCGCGCCTGCTGCCGCTGATTGAATGGCGGCCGACGGATGAAAACAACGTGGAGGTGCTCAACGATACGGGGGATTTCTACAGATTCTTCGATGCGACGCCGCACGCGGAGTTTCTCTATCAATGCGTCGAACGGACGATCGATGTCGATCTTCCCGCAGAGGCGAAATTCCTGAAAGCTCATGACGGCTTCCAGCGTGCGCTGGCGAACATCGTCGACATGCCAGATCGTACGGCCGATCTCCTGTTCAGCTTCCTGCGTCAGAATAACGGGGTGCTCTCCCAACGGGGCCGCGACAAGGAATTCGCAAAACTGAGGGAAGACGAGATCGCGCAAATCGAGTCCGCCTACGCGGCCGCATTCGCCGATTGACGACCAATCCTGGTGATAGGCGCCGATGCCGATAACGATAGTGACCAGCTCGCGCTCAGGATATCCCGGTCGCTCATGCGCACATGGGGCGCATGGGCAAATCGTGCCGCAAATCCGGCGAGGAAATCCACGACAAAAGCCACACATGGCGCGTCATCGATGATTTCTCATGCCCTCACCCCATCGATCCCGCGGAATTGGACGCCGTCGAAGCTTTCCTGATGCCGCTCGTGCATACCCTGCTCGCCACGGACAAAGTGCAGGGGAAACCGCAAGGTTCGAGTCTGAAACAGAGCAGCCCGCAGACTGACCATAAGGTGGCCAGAAACGCCCCTGTTTAAAAGAGCCTCGCAGATGCATCTCTCCATCTTCGATGGATGGATCAGATGACGGACGTAGTGATCAGCTTGTACGACCTGACGGGCAAGTTCGTCCGCCCATGGGCCGATGCAGGATACGACTGCTACTGCGTCGACATTCAGCATAGGCCGGGCGAAGTTCGCCTCGACAACATTACGTTCGTCGGCGCCGACATACGTGACTGGCGACCGCCCCGGCAGGTGGTCAACAGGGTGGCGTTCATTTCGTCATTTTCGCCGTGCGATGATGCCGCCTGCAGCGGTGCCAGGTGGTTCCGTGGCAAGGGGCCGTATGCACTCGCGCGGAGCATTGAGCTGTTCGCCATAGGGCGTGACTGGATAGAGTGGTTCGGTGCGCCCGGCTTTTGTGAGCATCCGCGCAGCACGATCAGCACTTACTATCGGCCCGCCGATTACAAGTTCAGCCCGTTTGAGTTCACAGCGCTCGAACCCGCAGACAACTACACAAAGGAAACATGGATCTGGGGTTACAATGGTTTTGTGATGCCGCGGCCCGAGCAGGATTCATCGCTGCCTCCCCCTGACGACCGGATTCACAAATGCCCTCCCGGCCCGGAGCGGAAAAACTTCCGGTCTGCTACCCCGATGGGCTTTGCCAGGGCCACCTTCCAGGCGAATGCCCGGCGACATCAAAGGCACCCGGCTTCGCACTGATCCGGGCCAAAGGTGTGGCGACTCGATATCACTATCTGAGCGAATGCCGTGCAGAAGGTAGACTCTTCGTCGCGAGCCGACTCACAAGCGCCGCAAACGGCCTGTGTTAGAAGAGGCATGAGCGGGACGACGGCGATGCGCGCCACCACAAAAGAACAGACCGAAGCGAACGCCGGTTCCGGACGCGCGGCGCTCTACTTGCGCGTCTCGACGGGACGGCAGGCCGAAGGCGATCTCTCGATCCCGGACCAGCGGCGGCAGGCGCTCGCCTATTGCGCCGCCCGCGGCCTGGATGTCGCCATCGAATTCATGGAACCCGGCGCGAGCGGCACGGACGACCGCCGTCCCGAATTGCAGCGGCTTCTCGATATGGCAACGGCGGGCGGCGCACCCTTCGAGGTCGTCGTCGTCCATTCCTTCAGCCGCTTCGCCCGCGATCATTTCGCGCTCGAATATCATGTGCGCCGCCTGCGCAAGGCGGGCGTCCGGCTCGTCAGCATCACGCAGGATCTGGGCGAAGACCCTATGAGCGTGATGGTCCGGCAGGTCTTCGCCCTGTTCGACGAATACCAGTCGAAAGAGAACGCAAAACACACGCTGCGCGCCATGCAGGAAAACGCCCGGCAGGGCTTCTGGAACGGCTCGAAGGCGCCCTACGGCTATGCCGTTGTCGCGGCCGAACAGCGCGGCGCGAAGACAAAGAAGCGCCTTGCTATCGATCCCGTCGAGGCTGAAGTCATCCGTCTCATGTTCAAACTATTCCGCGAAGGCAACGGCACATCCGGACCGATGGGTGTCAAAGCCGTCGTCTGCTGGCTGAACGAGCGCGGCTACCGCACACGCCTCGGCGCGCGCTGGGGCATCGGTCCGCTGTACCGGATTCTGACGCGCCCGACCTACAAGGGCGAGCACAGCTTCAACCGCCAGCTCTGGAAAACAAAGCAGGCCAAGCCGGTGTCGGACCATGTCCCGGTGGCCGTCGAACCCATCATCGACGCAGCGACCTTCGATGCCGTACAGGCGGCGCTTCGGGCCAAGAACCCGAAGGCCATGCCGCCGCGTGTGGTCACCGGCCCTATTCTCCTGACGGGGATTGCGACATGTGCCGGCTGCGGCGGTGGTATGACGCTGCGCACCGGCAAATCTGGCCGCTACCGGTATTACACCTGCGCGACCTGCGCGCAGAAGGGCAAGACCGCCTGCGACGGCCGGTCGATCCCGATGGAAAAACTGGACCGGCTGGTGACAGAACGCCTCGCTGACCAGCTCCTCACGCCTGAACGGGTCGGCAATCTGCTGGCCGGGCTGGTGGAACGGCAAGCTTCAAGGGACGAAGATCAAGGCACGCGCCTGTCCGCGCTGCGGGCGAAAGTCACTGACGCCGAAAGCCGTCTCGGACGGCTCTATGCCGCCATCGAGAGCGGCGTCGCCGACATTAGCGACCAGACTCTCAAAGACCGCGTCGCTGCACTGAAGACCGAACGCGATATCGCCCATGTGGCCTTGGACCGCGCAGCAGCCGAAATCAACCCACGATCCCGCATCACCGACGACAAGATCGCCGCTTTCGTCGACGTTATGCGTTCAAACGTGCTGACGGGCGAAACGTCCTTCCGGCGCGCCTATATCCGCTCGGTCATAGACCAGGTGGAGGTCGATGACACGGAAATCAGGATAATTGGCCGAAAAACCGTTCTCGAACGGCTGGTCATGGGCGGCGGGCCGTCCCCGGCCGGAGTGCCCAGTTTTGTTCGCGAGTGGCGCGCCCGAAGGGATTCGAACCCCTGACCTCTGCCTTCGGAGGGCAGTGACTTGGGTTTGCCGGGAGTTGCTAGACGGCTATAAGGATTGTAAAAGCGTTGAAATCCCGCCGTTTACGCTTGTTGACCACTGCCCTTGTTTGATACCGTTTGCGCAAAGTTGGTAGCTATATGGTAGCTAGCGCCAACATGGAGGCGCGAATGAGCGGCAAGAGGATTGGACTTAAAGAGGTTCGGGCGCTTGGTCCCGGAAAGACGATCTGGGATTCGGCTGTCCCTTCTTTCGGCGCGCGGCGCCAGAAGGGTCCGGCGGTCGCCTATGTCCTAAAATTCCGAACAGAGGAAGGTCGCCAGCGCTGGCACACAATCGGGCGTCACGGCCCCTGGACGCCTGATACGGCGCGCGAGGAAGCCAAGCGGTTGCTCGGCGACATTGTGAAGGGCGGGGATCCGGCGGCGACCAAGACGGCCGCGCGCAAGGCCCCAACTGTCTCGGAACTGTGCGACCTCTATTTGCAGGACGCCGAGACGGGCAGGCTATTGACGCGACGCCGATCGCCCAAGAAGGCCAGCACTCTCGCCACCGACACGGGGCGGATCGAGCGACATATGAAGCCCTTGCTTGGCGCGCTCAAGGTCGCCTCCGTCTCGCGTGACGACATCGAACGGTTCATGCACGCCGTCGCAGAGGGCCAGACGGCGGGACGAACCAAAACCGCGAAGAAGCGTGGCCTCGCGCGTGTGACCGGCGGCAGGGGAACTGCGAGCCGAACCGTCGGCCTGCTAGGAGCAATCTTCTCCTATGCGGTGCGGCATCGGATGCGCGCCGACAATCCCGTTCATGGCACGGTTCGATTTGCGGACGGCAGGCGCGAGCGCCGATTGAGCGATGCCGAGTATCTCGCTCTCGGCGACGCCTTGCGAAAGGGCGAGAATGCGAGAATCTGGCCAGCCGCTCTTGAGGCGGCGCGGTTCTTGACTTTGACCGGTTGGCGCTCGGGCGAAGCGCTGGGGCTGCGCTGGGTCGAGATTGACCTGGCGCGCCGCACTGCGACCCTCGCCGATACAAAGACCGGTAGATCGATCAGGCCGCTCTCACGGGCCGCCTGTGACGCGCTGCGCGGCCTGTCCAGAACCGGCGAGCCTGTCTTTCCTGCATCGCGCGGCGACGGACGCATGAACGGCTTTCCGAAGTTTTGGGCTCGGATAGCGAAGCTCGGCACCCTGCCCTCCGATATCACGCCTCATACGCTCCGGCATTCCTTCGCCTCTGTCGCAGCCGATCTCGGTTACAGCGAACCGACGATTGCGGCGCTTGTCGGACACAAGGGGCAAACGATCACGTCGCGTTACGTGCATTCTGCCGACGCGGTGTTGCTCGCAGCCGCCGACGCCGTTGCGGATCGAATCGCGGTTCTTATGGGCGCGGCCGAGCGAGAGGCGCAAGTCCTACATTTCCCGGCGCGGGAGTAAATCAAATGCCGATCATGAGCATTGTCCCCCTTGACTTCGAAGAGCCGCATGTGCGCTTTTTGCCAGTGAAAATCTGGGCGTATATGCTTTTCCCGAGTGCCGGGGCCGAACGGGATCGTTTCTTGACTTCCTCCCTGTTCGAAATCGCAAGCGGGTTCGCAAAAGCCTTCAACATGGGGGTTGAGATCGCGCCGTCGGCCCTCGCCCTTTTGCAGAAAAAAGGCGACGTGCTCATGATGGCCGAAGCGGCGATGCAGCCCGTGATCTCTGGGGCGGCCAAATCACCGAATGCGGTCGAGCGCTCCGCGGGAGAGCTTTCAGGCGAGTTACTTTTGATGGCGATCGCCCACGACCTGGAAAACCCCGGGAGTGTCAGCCTCAACGCCGTGCTCGCCTTTGCCAGCGACTATTTCAAGCGTTCAAAAAAGACGCGGCCGAAGGACCTGAAAAGGGTTTGGCATGAATATCGGCCGTGCGCTCATCTGTGGGCCGCGCTGCTGCACTGGAAAGAGCTAAATGGCGGCGCGCAACTCATCCCGACAGACGGCATAACGCTTCACTCGTTTCTCGCCCTTGCAGAAGTTCTTCGATTCAAGGGCGAGGCGTTAAAGCACAAACAAGCGAGGGAGGCGCTCCTGCCAGACGGGATCGCATGGTGCCTCGAAAATCACCTTCTCGCCGCGCAGGCGGCTTCGAAACTAGGGTCAGATTTTTAGAGGCTAGTCGAACTCAATTTTATGAGTTTGTCGTGTGTCACTTCAACCGCGCGCAAGGCCCTAAGAGGTGACGCAATGACTCAGATTCCCGACGACCCCGACACGCTTCTCACGCGCGATAAAACAGCCGCCGCCTTAACAGAAAAGGGCTTCCCTACTTCGCCCACCACGCTGGCGACCAAGGCCACGCGGGGCGGAGGGCCGCCGTTCCGGCTGTACGGACGGATCCCACTTTATCGTTGGGGCGATTCTATCGCATGGGCACGGGGCCGGTTAACGAAGCCGATTTGCACGACATCCGAACTGGAAGTCTCGTGATCCGTGTGCCCCTCGAAGGCGCTAAGAGCCGCCGCTGAGATTTCAGCGCCCGGCCCTCACGTCGTCATCCGGCTTCCCGGTGCGAATGGCGGCGATGCTAACGAAAAATCGGGGGGAACAGCAACCAGACACCCAGCTGTCGCTCGGTCATGCTCCGAATTGGTGTGCATGGCGGACGGGCCGGACCTCGCGCTCCACTGCCTTGCCTTCCTCGCAGGGCCGCTGGTCGGCGGCGGGTCGCTCGATTACAACGCGGCCGGAGCCGAGTTGTTCGGGGCCGCCGGGGCGAACGGCTGCATCGAGAAGGTCGGCGAGAAACCCGTTGTCAAGCTGATTCGGCAGGGGCTCACTCGGGGCGCGCGGAAGCCTGCTCGCGGGGGCCGATCATGACCGTCGCCGCCTCCGAAATCAGCGCCATGCTCGCCCCCGATGCGATAGAGGCGCTCGTTCAGGAACTGCTTCCGGCCGGGCCGGCCTGGGGCAAGGCGGGCCCGCCCACTGGTCCGCCCCAGCCGAAAGAACTCACCAAGCGCGACGCTGGTTTCATTGTCCACGACGCGCAGTTGAAGCGGCTCAGCGCCGTCGTCCGCCTCGGCGAAGGCAGATACGCGGCTTGGGGTCGACGCCAGAAACTTGGCGAATTTTCCACGTCCGACGCCGCCGAAGGAGCGGTGCGGACCAACCAGAAGGACAGACTATGAGTGAGAAATCCGCCGCCCAACCGGCCAGCGAGCCGGTCGTCGCCAAGCCAGACCCGTACGACCTGGCGACCCTGCGGCTCGACCCGTCGTTCTTGGAAACGGCTGGCGTGAAGAAGGTACTGGCGACTGTCCCGGTCGGTCGGCCTAACCCTCAAGACTTCGTCCGCACTCACCCGGGCAAGGAGTATCGCGACACGTTCGCGGTGGTCGACTGGAAGGAGGATCGCGAATTCTATGTCGTCGTCCCTGCCGTGGCGGCGGAGTTGACCGGCGAATGCGTATCCGTCGCGCTGTACACCTGCATCAACCGGCAGGGCGTGGTCCGCCTTTGGCCGGTGAAGCTTCCGGGGCCGGACGGTCGGGTGATCGAGTGGCATCGGTCCCAGGCCGAGGCGGCCGAGCGCGCGATCGATCGCTGGGTGCGCGTCAAGGCGAACAAGTCCCTGGGCGCGTACGACATCTTCGAGGCCGTCTCGACCATAGCCGAGCCTGAATGGCCGGCCGAGACGTTTCAACAGCTGGTTCGCATCGGGTTCAGGGACCGGCTGATCGATCGCCTCGACCACCCGATTGTCGCCAGGCTGCGCGGCCTAGCCTGATGCTGGAGGCGCTCCCTTTCCGGGAGATCGCGCTCGTCGACTTCGAATTCGTCGCGGCCGACGGCGAGAGGCCGGAGCCCGTCTGTCTCGTCGTCAAGCTGCTGCGGGCTGGCCGCGCCATCCGGGTTTGGCGGGATGAATTCGGCCCCGCCCCGCCGTATTCGGTCGGCGCCGATACGCTGTTCGTCGCATACTACGCCAGCGCCGAGCTTGGTTGTCACCGCGTTCTTGGCTGGCCAATGCCTGCGCGCATCCTCGACCTCTATGCGGAATTTCGGGACCGGACCAACGGGCTTGAGACTCCCTCTGGCGCGGGTCTCTTAGGCGCGTTGGTCTATTTCGGCCTCGACGCCATCGGCGCGGCCGAGAAAGCGGACATGCGTGACCTGGTCCTCCGCGGCGGGCCATGGTCGGGAGACGAGCGCGCGGCCATCCTCGATTATTGCGAAAGCGATGTCGAAGCCTTGGCGCGCCTACTGACCGCCATGCTCCCGCGCATAGACCTTCCCCGGGCTATCTTGCGCGGGCGCTACATGGCCGCCGCCAGCGCCATGGAGCACAACGGCGTACCGATCGACGTGGCGGTGTTCGGTCAGCTGCGGGAGCATTGGCCAGGGATCCAGGACGCGCTGATTGCCGACATCGACGGCGTCTGCGGTTACAACGTCTATGACGGCCGGACTTTCAAAACGGACCGATTCGGAAGGTATCTCGTTCGTTCTGGCATCCCATGGGGGAGGACCGAGACGGGCCGCCTCAGCCTCAGTGACGGGGCTTTCCGACAGGCGGCCAAGGCTTACCCCCAATTGGCTCCGCTCCGCGAGTTGAGAAGCGCGCTTTCCGACATGCGACTCAACGACCTCGCCGTTGGCCGTGACGGTCGCAATCGGGTGATCCTGAGCGCCTTTAGGAGCCGCACCGGCCGCAACCAACCCAGCAACACCCGCAGCATCTTCGGACCGAGCGTGTGGCTGCGCGGGCTGATCAAGCCGCCGCCTGGCCACGGCGTCGCCTATGTCGATTGGTCGCAGCAAGAATTTGGCATTGCAGCTGCGCTGTCAGGCGATCTCGCCATGCAATCGGCCTACCTATCCGGTGACCCATATCTCGCGTTTTCTAAGCAGGCCGGCGCTGTTCCGCTTAACGCTTCGAAGGAGACGCATGGGCCGCAACGCGAGCTTTTCAAGCAGTGCGTCCTCGGAGTCGCCTATGGCATGGAGGCGCCGAGCCTGGCGCTGCGGATCGGCCAGACGCCAATCGTCGCTCGCGACCTTTTGCGCGCGCATCGGGAGACCTACCGCACATTCTGGCGCTGGTCAGACGCCGCGGTCGACTGCGCCATGCTTCACGGTTCGCTAAGCACCGTTTTCGGCTGGCATATCCACGTCAGTGAGACCGCTAACCCGAGGTCTCTGCGCAATTTCCCCATGCAGGCCAACGGCGCCGAGATGCTTCGGCTCGCGTGCTGCCTCGCGACCGAACGCGGCTTGGAGGTCAGCGCGCCCGTCCATGACGCTGTGCTGATCTGCGCGCAGCTCGACCGGCTGGACGCTGACATCAGCGCCATGTGCGCTTGCATGGCCGAGTCGTCGCGGGTCGTGCTCGACGGCTTTGAACTTCGCACTGACGCGCATGTCGTTCGATACCCGGACCGGTACATGGACCCGCGCGGGGCCATCATGTGGGACCGTGTCACCTGCCTAATCGCGAAGCGCCAAGTGCAAAAGGCCGCGTGAAATGGCCAGACTATTGAACGACGACGACTTCGACCTCGACAAGCTTCGACTCACGCCCGAGATGATGACCAAACGGGCGGAGGCTGGCTCAAAGATACAACCGGCGGAGCGGTTGCATCCGGCGAGGCCCGAGGCCTTTATAAAACTGCCCTACGAGAGAACTTTGGCGGCGGCCGGGAAGCTCCAGAATGCCCCTCTGGCGGTGTTGGCTGAGGTCGCCTATCAGGCCTTCAAAACGCACCGAAAGCAGGTCCCGCTTGCGAATGCGAAGCTCAAGTCGATCGGCATAAGGCGCGATGCCAAGATGCGCGCTCTGCGCCGGTTAGAAGCCGCCGGACTGGTCGCCGTGGATTGGCGGGGCAGAGGGAGAAGCCCGCTCATTACGCTGCTGTGGTCCGTCTAACATGCGCGCCAGGCGGGCATGTCACTGTCGCACTGGCGCGCATGTTTTCGGCCAAACATGCGGGCAAGGCGCGCACCTGTCCCTCTTCTCTTCTTGTTGCTTCTCTTCTTGTTGCTTCTCAGAATCATTATGTAAGTATGTCAGGACGAGAAATTGGCAATGGCTCTGACTCGAAACCCTCCGCCTACTGAAGACGAGGAGTGGAGGCGCAAATGGACGTTTCCCTACGAGGACAGATTAATGCTGACCTCGGGGCCCTGGCATGGCGAGCGCCGTTGGTTCCGTTCGCCTAACGTCATCGCTCTTGAGACCTATCGGAGCCGAGAGGATTGGGAGCGCATCCGCAAGGTCATGTGGCCACGCCAATGGTAGGCGCGCCTCTGTCGATACAACCAGACCGGGCAGCGAGTGAACGCGGCCCGCCGACCTCATCGCCGACCTGCCCCGATCGCCAGCGCGCTCGCCCATGCTGATGAGGAAGTCGCAATGAGCGGCCTAGCACCTGCGTCACCACCTGCCCTATCTCGTGCAGGTAGCCAGTCAGGGCCGCGACCCTATCACCTCGGCCGATCGCGGCCTATTCCACGAAGGCAAGAGCACCATTCGAGCCTTGCCCAGAGCATCGAAAAGTTGTCGGGTCCCGCGCAAGCAACGGATATGGCTCTGGATTCAAATATTTAGTACAGGCTTCTAGTTCTATGGCGAGCGCTGATTCCCTGAGCAACGCCGGCCTTGCCCGGCTGTTCGGCCTGACAACGAGGTCGATCACCGATCTTTGCGCTCGCGGGATTGTCGTCCGGCATGGCAAGCGCTTTGACCGTGACGAGGCTGTGCTCGGCTACGTCAGCTATCTGCGCGAGATGGCGGCCGGGCGCGGCCAGGCGTCGGGCGGCGCGGCTGCGGTCAGCGAACGGGCGCGGCTGGCGGCGGCGCAAGCGGACGCGGTGGAAATGAAGAACAAGATCACCCGCGGCGAGCTTGTTTCGGGAGCCGAGATTGAAAGCACATGGACCGAGATCGTCTTACGGGCGCGCTCGGCTGTTTTGTCGGTGGCGAGTCGGGTGGCGTCTGAATTGCCGCACTTGAGTCGTCATGACGTTTCGACCATTGACCGGGCGCTGCGCGACGCCTTGACGGCGTTAGGGCAAGCTCAATGATCATCCTTGGTCAGCGCGTCCTGGCGCAGTTCGTTCCGCCGCCGCGCCTGCAGTTGAGCGCGTGGATCGAGTCGAACGTCAACTTGCCCGAAGGCCTTAGCGCTGCTCCTGGTCCTATGAGGCTTTGGCCGTGGCAGCGGGAGATCGCCGACGCCATTTCCGACCCGACCATTGAGCGGGTGACGCTGCTCAAGGCGTCGAGAATCGGCTTCACGGCGCTGACCGTTGGCGCGATCGGCGCTTATATCGCTAACGAGCCAGCGTCGATTCTTGTCCTGCTTCCGACCGAAAGCGACGCTCGCGATTTTGTCGTTTCCGATATCGAGCCGACGTTCGCTGCCTCGCCGGCATTGGCCAAGGCGCTGTCGCCTGATCGCGAGGAAGGCCAGCGCGACACGCTGACGTCGCGCCGGTTCGCTGGCGGCAGTCTCAAGATTGTCGCGGCCAAGGCGCCGCGGAATCTTCGCCGGCATACGGCGCGCATTTTGCTGTGCGATGAGGTCGACGCGATGGAAGTCGGGCCGGAAGGCAATCCGATCAGACTCGCCGAGAGACGCACGTTGACGTTTGCGAACAGAAAAATTGTGTGCGGGTCGACGCCGATCTTCGCCGACACGTCGCACGTGTTGCGCGCCTATGGCGAGAGCGACGGGCGAGTGTTCGAGTGTCGGTGTCCAAGCTGCGGGGCGTTCACCGAAATTATGTGGGCGCATATCGTTTGGCCCGACGGAGATCCGAGCGCTGCGGCGTTTGAATGTCCGCATTGCAAGGATCGGATCGCCGAGCGGCATAAGGCTGAGATGGTCGGGGCCGGGAGCTGGCGGGCGCAACGGCCAGACGTTCAGGGCCATGCCGGATTTAAATTGAATGCGTTGGTCAGTTTGCTCGCCAATGCGTCATGGGCGAAATTGGTCGCCGAGTTCATTGCCGCGAAGAACGATCCGGCCGAACTGCAAACCTTCGTCAACACGATTCTGGGCGAGGGCTGGACGCAGCCAACGTTGATTGATTCCTCCTCGATTGCGTCGCGCGCCGAGCCGTTCGACCTCGAGAATATTCCGGTGGAAGTTCTGGCGCTGACCTGCGGCAATGACGTTCACGACGATCGAATCGAATCGTCGCTTGTTGGCTGGACGCGCGATTCGGTCGCGTTAGTTCTCGCCCATTTCATCACCTGGGGCTCGTATCAAGATACGTCGACATGGAAGGAGCTTGACGAATTGCTGCGGAGCACATGGCGCCATCCGCACGGCGGGCGCCTCAAGGTCGATAGCGCGCTTGTCGATTGTTCGGACGGCGACCATTTCGCCGCGGTGCTCGGATATTGTCAGCCACGCATGTCGCGGCGAATCTTCGCAGGAAAAGGAATGAATGGAACGCGGGCAGCGTTTGCGATGGCGAAGGGCAAGGCGCTCGGCGACAAGTTCGCAATCGTTGGCGTGGACGGGTTGAAAGGGATCATCTTCGACCGGCTGCAACGCGGGCGAGGGATAAGATTCAGCCGAAGCTTGGAGCCCTCTTATTTTGAACAATTGGCGTCCGAACGAAGAATCGTTCGATACGTGCGAGGAATGCCAGTGCGACGATTCGAGCGCACCGGGCGCGTGCGCAACGAGGCGCTCGATTGTTTGGTCTATTGCTTCAGCGCGAGGCAGGCTGTCAGCATCAATCTTGAACGGCGAGCCGCTGAATTGCGCAATCAGCCGATTGACCGCCCGTCGATTGCGTCGCAACTCGCCGGCTATGGCGTGAAGGCGCAACCGATCGCGGCCAGCATCATCGGGAGGCGGCCATGAGCGGAGGTCTGCGCCTGGGCGGCGCGCGCGTCGAACGCATGGGGCTCGAAATCTTCCGCCAGTTCGACGGTAGCGACTATCCATATGTGATCGAGGTCAACGGCCTCCCGTGGGCGCTGACCGTCGCCGAGGCGCGCCGACTGGCGCAAGCGGCGAAGATCATCCCGCGCCGGCCCAGCGAGCACATGAAGCCCGGCCCGCGCTTCCGCGCCAGGGCGGCCGGCGAGGACGGGCACCTGATCGCGATTGAGCTTGGAGTCGAGCCCGATGGCGACGGCGATTGCTGCTGTGCTCGAGATCCCGCGCGGCCGGCCGACGTGAGCGCCGCATAAGAGACGGCCTGGTGAGCACGCACTGGCCAAGGCCTGCGGCTGTCGCCTCTGGATCGCCGCGCCGGCTTCGCCTCAGAGCTTATCCGTTGGTCCATTTCGCGATCCAAGACAGGTTCTCCGTCGCGATGATGTCCTCGCAGTCCTTGATGAAGCTTGATGAGGGCTCGCGCGGACCGCTCTTCCGATCCTCAAGGCGACGCGCTGTCGCAAGATAGGTCGTTACGAGGAAGTCGAAGCGAGAGGCCTCGACATGGGCGAGCACAGCGCCCGCGATGGTGGTGAGGACAGCCGTCAGCGCCGATATCAAACCCGATGCCGAAGACATACGTGGACTTGCCGGTGATGCTGGCGATGGCGGTGATTAGGGTTGCGGCGAGCGCCAGCCCAAACTCGATGCGCCGCAACCACGTCGCCGCGGTCCGGTGGGAGCCGGCGTGCTTTTGTAATATTCGATCTGCCCGTTGGCCCGGCGCTCGACATATTGCGGCAGCGTGAGCATGGCCCGCGGAACAGAGCCTGGCGGGGGATTGGTTACGAGCGTCGCTATCAGGTCGTCTCCGTCCGCTTCGATCTTCTGGCGCTCGACGTTAAGCAGGTTCTCCGCGTTCGCCTGATCGTACGGCGCGGCGCGGGCCACGAATTTGTAGGCCTCGCGTTTGAGCGCCTCCGAGATCGCGCGCACCCGCACCCAGTTTGTAATGTGCTCCAGGCCGAGCAGGCGCTGGGCGAAGAAGGTCGCGGTGGCGAGGCTGAGCGCGCCCGCGATTGCAAGCCAAGTGCGCCGATCACAGACGACGCCGCAAGTCCCGGTGGCCGTCGCGCCGAGCTGGCTTGCCAGCGCGGCCAGAAGGGCGCCCAGCACCGAGAAT